GAAGGTAATTTTGAAACAAGACGTGCTATTGTTTGGACACTCGAATTTACGATGAAGGGTTATATATTCGGACCAACTAAGACAATCGGCTCTGGTGATGGAACAGATGGTGGTATCATCAAATACGTTGATGTCAACTTCAGACCGACAGCGAACGTCATGACGGCTAATACCACAAATACCTCGGCTACGGAGACGGTGCACGTCTATCCTGGCCTTACAGCAAACGGTGAACCAACATCTAACGGTGCTGCGTCTATTAACTGGACATTAATTGAAGCAACAGATAACTATGGATTTGTTCATGAGTTCGAAAGTAATGTGTAATGAAAAAGTTAAATAGTATTTTAAACATCCAGCCGGATGATACTAGACAGTTTCTTCCGATGGTACAAGACAAACCAGAAGATCCTACAATACAAAATGACTTCGACTATGCACGTGAGAATCTCATGGATGTAATCGGTAAGGGTCAGGAAGCGCTGTTTGATCTGATGGATGTGGCTAGACAGTCACAGCATCCTAGAGCATACGAGGTTCTTTCGACCATGATGAATACTCTGGTCGGTGCCAACAAGGATCTTTTGGATCTACAGGCCAAGAAGAAGAAACTTCTTGAGACAGAACCTGAGGCAAACAACCAACAGGTAACCAACAACCTCTTTGTCGGATCAACTGCCGAACTTCAGAAGATGATCGATCAAAGAAGAAATAACAGCGACGATGCTTGATAAGCTTAAAAAAGCTTTTGATAAGGGGTATAACGGTAACCCTCTTCTCAAGAAGGCCAGAAAAAAGATTGAGTGGACTGCAGAGCAGGTCGAGGAGTGGCTTAGATGTGCCGACGATCCAATCTACTTTGCTGAACGTTACATTAAAATCGTCCATGTTGACCGTGGACTAATCCCGATTGTACTTTATGACTACCAAAAAGAAATCATTGATAAACTCACTAACAACCGTCGTGTTACGGTGGTCACCAGTCGCCAGGCTGGTAAGACTACTACAGCGGCTGCGGTTATATTACACTATATTCTCTTTAATGAGCACAAGACCGTAGCTCTACTTGCCAACAAGGGTGATGCGGCTCGAGAAATCCTGGATCGTGTAAAGTTATCATACGAATCCCTTCCTGATTGGCTGCAACAGGGCGTTGTCGAGTGGAACAAAGGATCTATTGAACTTGAAAACGGCTGTAAAGTTATTGCTGCTGCGACTAGTTCATCAGCTATTCGTGGTAAGTCTATCTCGCTACTGTACATCGACGAAGCTGCGTTCGTTGAGAACTGGGACGAGTTCTTCGCCTCCGTTTTCCCTACCATCTCGTCTGGTGAAACAACCAAGATCCTATTCACATCGACTCCGAACGGTCTGAACCACTTCTACAAGACCTGTACAGGTGCCAAGGACGGCACCAACGGTTATCAGTACGTCGAGGTTCCCTGGCAGATGGTCCCAGGCCGTAACGAGGCATGGAAGCAAGAAACACTTGGAGCCATGGACTTTGACTACGAGAAGTTTGCTCAGGAATTTGAGTGTGCATGGCTAGGTTCATCTGGTACACTGATCTCTGGTGCTGTACTTAAGACATTGACGGCACAACGCCCATTGTCATCAACCGATGGGTTGACTACGTATTTCCTTCCTGAGAAGGATCACCGTTATGTTATGACATGTGACGTGTCTCATGGTAAAGGTCTTGACTACTCTGCATTCCAGGTGATCGACGTTACACAGATGCCGTATAACCAGGTTTGCGTATACAAGAGCAATGTCACACCACCTGCGGAATACACTCAGACCATCCACCAGACGTCGCTGCAATATAATAATGCTGTAATCCTTGTCGAAATTAATGATATCGGAACCACGGTTGCCGATGCACTATACATCGATTACGAGTCTGACAACCTGATCTTTACCGAGAAGGCAGGACCAAAGGGCAAGAGAATCTCTGCCGGTTTTAGCAAAACAGCAGAACGTGGACTAAAGCAGACTGCGGTGACCAAGACAATTGGTTGCTCATTGCTTAAACTGCTTATTGAACAGTATCAATTGGTTATTAACGATCACGATACTATATACGAACTATCCAGATTCTCAAAGAAGAATGCCTCATATGAAGCAGAACCTGGTGCACACGACGACCTTGTCATGGCATTAGTATTGTTTGCTTGGATGTCAAACCAACAATATTTCAAAGACTTCACAGATATTAATACGCTTTTAAGACTGAGAAATAGAACAGACGAAGATCTTGATAATGAGATGTTCTCATTCTTCATGGATAATGGAAGAGAACTAGAAGATCCTAACGCAATTGAGGTCATTGACATGTCTCAACAATGGAATCCCGAGTTTAAGGGCCTATTTGCGTAATCTGGTTAAATTATAAATAAAAGAAAAAGTACTGGTTAAACACCTTCGATTAAGGGAGATTACAATGGCGTTTCAAGTCAGCCCTGGAATTAACGTTTCCGAGATTGATCTTACAACAACAATTCCAGCTTTAGCAACCACTATTGGTGCTATCGGTGGAGTATTTCGTTGGGGTCCTGTCGGCAAGTTCATTCTTGTAGATTCAGAAAATACTCTGGCAGCCCGTTATGGTATGCCTACAAATAACAACTACGAAACATTTTTCACTGCTGCTAACTTCCTTGCATATGGTAATGCTCTTTATGTAAGTCGTGCTGCTGTAACAACTGGGTTCTCGAACACGGTTTCGGTGGGAAGTGTTAACCTACAAGGCAACTCGACGGTTATTCTGACTACCAATACACACGGCGTACAGGTTGGGCATGCGGTATTTGGTGCTGGCATTCCAGACGGAACATTCGTTTCAGACGTGACAGCCAACTCGACTGCTCTTGAAGTAACTCTTACTTCAAACGCTACATCTTCAACAGATGCACAACTTAACTTCTTTGCAAATACTATTGCACTGAACGCTGTTGCTAATAGCGGCGTGGTTGAACTTGCTGATAGCATCGTCAAGAATGCTGATGACTTCGAAGATAAGGGTCCAGCAAACGCAACGTTCACAAATACACAATTCGTAGCTCGTTATCCAGGTGACCTTGGTAACTCGCTTCGTGTTTCGATGTGTGATTCTGCAACACAATACAGCCGTACAATCAACCCATTCAGCAATACAAGTGTTGGTGGTGTTGCTTCAACATATCGTCTTGACCAACTTTCTGCAGCTGGTATTACTATCAATGTAAACTCGACAACGGCCAACGTCTTCCTTACATGGAATTCCGGTGCTTCGACACTTACATATGCTGAAACCAAGAATGCTGCGCACACAATTCTACAGTCTCTGTCGGTTGGTGACTACGTTGAGCTTGGTAATACCACAACCGGTACACAGGTCCTGAAGATCAAGACACTTCCGGCTATTACACTTGATGACACATCAACCCAAGCATACTTCAACATCACGTTCGAAGATACTTGGAACCGTGCTTCTAACTTTACGGCGAATACAATCGCTCGTAAGTGGGAATTCTATAACACTATCTCAACTGCTCCAGGAACTTCACGTTATCTCTCAGATCGTGGTCTAACCGTTGTCGATCAGGTAAGTGCTGTGATTGTAGACGAAGATGGTAAGTTCTCTGGTACTCCAGGAACAGTTCTTGAAGTTTACGAGAATCTATCACGTGCTACAGACGCAATCGGCGAAGATGGTACAACTACCTTCTACAAAACGGTTATCAACGATAACTCACGTTATGTATGGGCAACCAACGATCGTGCAGAAGCTGCAACGGCTGCTGCAGCATCGCTTGCAAATTCAACAACTTCACTTCCATATTTTGAATCGTTCATTGGTGGTCGTGACGGAGTAACAGAAAGCACTGCTACGGTTGCTGCTCTTGCATCTGCATATGATCTCTTTGCTGATGCATCATCGGTTGACGTATCACTGATTATGGCTGGTAAAGCAACGGGTGCATCTAACGGTGCTCAGTTAGCTAACTACCTGATCGATAACATTGCAGATGTTCGTAAGGATTGTGTGGTATTTGTTTCACCTGATAAGGCTGACGTTGTTGGCACTGCAGTTGAAGGCGCGCAGGCTGCAAACATCGTAACATTCCGTCAGAGTGTACGTAACAGCTCGTATGCATTCATCGATTCTGGTTACAAGTACCAGTACGATAAGTACAACGATGTATATCGCTACGTTCCACTGAACGGTGACATTGCAGGTCTAACAGCTCGTTCAGACGATCTTCGTGATCCTTGGTTCTCACCTGCTGGTTACAATCGTGGTCAGATCAAGAATCTTGTTAAGCTGGCATACAGCCCAAGCAAGACAGATCGTGATCTTCTGTACAAGAACGACGTTAACCCAGTAATTACACAACCAGGCCAAGGAACAGTTCTGTTCGGTGATAAGACGGCACTCGGCCGTCCAAGCGCATTCGATCGTATCAACGTACGTCGTCTGTTCATCGTTCTAGAAAAGACAATTGCAACTGCTGCAAATCAGATGCTGTTCGAATTCAATGACGAGTTCACAAGAGCGCAATTCCTTAACCTGATTGAACCATTCCTCCGTGATGTTCAAGGCCGTCGTGGTATCACTGACTTCCGTGTTGTTTGTGACGAAACAAACAATACTGCAGAAGTTATCGATACAAACCGCTTTGTTGGTGACATCTACATCAAGCCTGCTAAGAGCATCAACTTCATCCAGTTGAACTTCGTAGCTGTACGCTCTGGTGTAGAGTTCAATGAAGTTGTTGGCCAGTTCTAATAAATAAAAGAAACTAGGAGGAAAGCATAATGGCTTTTAATATTAATGAGATGAGAAGCCAACTGGTCTACGGTGGTGCTCGTCAGAATCTATTCCAGGTGCGTATCAACAATCCTGCGAATGCTTCTGGAGATCTCAAGACCCCATTTATGGTTCAAGCTGCACAGATTCCGGAATCACAACTCGGTGTGATTCCAGTGTTCTACTTCGGCCGTCAGATGAAGCTGGCCGGAGACAGAACATTCGGTGACTGGACAGTAACGATTATCAACGATGAAGATTTCTTGATTCGTAACGCGATGGAAGAGTGGTCAAACCGCATCAACCGTCTTGAGCGTAACGTTCGTGAGATCAATCGTTATAAGTCTAACGCTACTGTAATTCAGTATTCTAAGGATGGTTCGCCAATCCGTGAATATAAGTTCGATGGAATCTTCCCGAGCGTTATCTCACCTATCGAAATGGATTGGGCAAATACCGACCAGATCGAATCATTCCAGGTTACGTTCTCATACGACTACTGGACAGTAAGTGGTGGAACTACAGATAGGGCCGGGGGCGCCTGATAAATAAGGGGTAACCATCCCCCTTATTTTTTTGTTATTTAAATTGGAGAACCCATGGCCGAATTAATTGGTTTTGAAATCAAGAAAAAAGTTGAACCGATCAACATT